AAGAAACTCAAGACATCTGGCGGTGAGTACTTAGTTAACAACAACCTACAGGCATTAGGTAGAGGTGCTACACCTGTTGCTGTTAATGGTTATCCTTTAGCAATGACTAACCAAGTACCAAGCAACCTAACTAAAGGTTCTACATCTGGTACCTGTTCTGCTGTTGTTATGGGTGACTTTAGCCAAGCAATCTTAGGTCTATACGGATCTGGTATTGAAATAACAGCAGGTGAAGATTCTGATGATTTTGCCAAGAATCTCGTAAGTATCAAGGGTGTAGTTGCATTTGATGTTGCTGTTAGACATGCACAATCATTTGCTGCAATCTTAGACGTAACCACATAATTGGTTTACTATATGGGGTAGCTATCTACCCCTTTTCTATGAAAATTAAGTGCTTAAAAGACGTTTGTGCAAGTGGTGTTGGTTTAGAGGCTGGCAAGACTTATGATCTATCTAGTACAGATGCTTCTTTTCTTATCAGTATTGGTAAAGCGGAAGAATATAAAGAAACATCAAAACCAAAAAAAACAGTAGCATCTAAAGCTAATGCAAATAAGTGAAGATCAAACAGTATATCTAGATGATTTTGGTGTTAGTTGTACATCAGGTGGAACTACTGCAAAGGCAATATTAGAACAACCTGATTTAGTTTTAGCTGGCAACCAGATTATTAGTACTGATTATCAACTTACTGCAAGAGTTAGTGACTTTGGTAGTTTAGTTGCAGGTGCATCTATTACTGTTGATAGTGTTGCATATACAGTTAGAGAAGTTAGAAAATTAGATGATGGTGCATTTTGTGAAATTGCAATACAGAAAACATGACTACTAAACGTGAACAGATTATGGCAAGGTTACTTACAACAATTGCTAATACAACAGGAGTTAGTACAAGGATTTATAGAAGTAGAGTAGTACCATTAACTAGAGGAGAATCACCCGCATTAGTACTTGAACCTGTTAGTGATACTGTTGAGCAAAATACATCACTACCAACACTTGACCACTCTTTAACAGTAAGAATAAGTGTAATAGTAAGGGGTGATGTACCTGACAATGTGGCAGATGCAACTGTAGAAAGTTTGCACAGTAAAGTAATGTCAGATCTGACAGTAAATAATTTAGCTATTGATGTACAACCATCAGATACTTCTTTTGAATTATTAGACGCAGATCAGCCTGGTGGTGTTATAGGAGTGGAATATATAGTGCGTTATAGAACAGAAATAGACGATTTAACGCAATAGATGGTGTTTATTGCTAAAAACCTATATTATATAAACATAGTGATTTAATGTAACAATGCCTAAGCTACACAGAAAAAGAAGCATATTAGCTAAAGCAGAATCTAGTTATGGAAGTGACCCTACACCTACTGGTTCTGCTAATTATGTACAGGTAATAGATTTGAATATAGAACCTATTGTAAGTGATGAAGTATCTAGAGATTTAATTAGGCCATATATGGGTAACTATGAAGTAATACCTGCAAATACAAGAGTTAATGTAACCTTTGATGTAGAAATGGCAGGTAGCGGTAGTGCAGGTACAGCACCTAAATATGGTGCTATATTAAAAGCGTGTGGTTTATCAGAAACAATTACTGGTGGTAATACTGTTACTTATGCACCAGTATCTACACCATCAGATAGCGTTACATTATTTGTTAACTATGATGGCATCAGGCATAAAGTAACAGGTGCTAGAGGTACATTTAGTATTAATTGTGAAGTAAACAATATTCCACGTATATCTTTTTCTTTAACAGGAATATTTAACGCACCTACTGATACTGCTTTACCAACTGTAACAGTCAGCAATCAGGCATCACCCCTTATATTTAAAAATGGTAGTACATCTAGCTTTTCTATATTTGGTTTTGCAGCAGCTTTACAATCATGGAATTTAGATTTTAATAATGAAGTAATCTATAGAGAATTAGTAGGTGGTACTAAAGAAGTATTAATCACAGACCGCAGACCATCAGGTACAGCAGTTATTGAATCTGTTGCATTATCCAGCCATAACTTCTTCACAGATTATACTGGCACATCAACTGGCACAAACACATGGCTACATGGAACAACCGCAGGTAATAAGGTTACTGTATCTTGTCCACAAACAGATTTAGGGCAGCCTACCTATGAAGAATCAGATGGTATTACAATGCTAAATCTTCCATTCATGGCAACACCTACTGCATCAGCTAATAATGAATTTAGCTTAGTATATACCTAAAGTTGCATAGATTATAAATAGGGTCTACCCTAGTATGTATATACCTATTTTGTTATGCCTTTTGTTATTGACCAGAAACCTACATATAAATGGAAAGTAGTTGTAAAAATAAATAAAGATGGTGAAGTATCACAAGAAATATTTACAGCACATTTTAAAAATATTTCACAATCTAGATTTAAAGAAATGATAAAAATGGTAGAGGAAAAACAGATAGATGATATTGATGTAGCAAAAGAAGTATTACTAGGTTGGGAAGATTTAGTAGATTCAGAAGGTCAAGAAGTACCATTTAATAAAAATACACTAAATCAATTATTAGAAGTAAGAGGATTTGCTACTGCTGTAGGTTTTGCTTTTATGGAATCAAATGAAGAAATATTTGTAAAAAACTAGCAGAGGCAGGTGAATATTGGGCTGTTGGTTCAACTGTCATAGATAAAACAGCAGAAGATGATGCAGTATTAGGAATAAAAACAGAAAAAAAAGAAATAGATGATAATTTTTATGTATATTCACAAAATTGGGATACTGTACAAATCTTTCTAAGATGTCAAACACAATGGCGTGTAGGAATAAGTGGAATTATTGGTTTGGACTATACATCTGTGATAGAAATGATTAAACTATACTTAGTAGAAGATACTGTTGCTATGCTTGAAAATCTACAGATTATGGAAGCAGCAGCATTACAGGCATTAAACAAAGATAAATAATATGGCAAAGTTTGATTTAGTAGTAGCAGCAAAAACTGTAGGTGCAGGTTCTATTAAACGTCTAGGTAACTCTATGCAAGGGGTTGCAGGGCGTGTTAAAAATTTAAGGCTTGCAATGGGTGGGCTAAATAAAACATTTGCAACTTTTGGTATTCTTATTTCTGGTGGTGCATTTGTAGGACTTGTAAAAGGTGCAATAGATAGTGCAGATAGTTTTGGTAAATTATCAGATCAGACAGGCATAGCTGCTAATACATTACAGGCATATGTAAACGCTGGAAAATTAGCTGGTGTTAGTCAGGAAACAATAGATAAAGGACTTAGAAGATTAGCACAATCTATGAGGGAGGCAGATCAGGGTGTTGCAACATATTCAGATAGTTTCGATGCTTTAGGAATATCTGTAAGAAGTGTTGATGGTACATTTAAAACAAATGAACAGGTATTAGGAGAAGTAGCAGATAGATTTTCACAAATGGAAAATGGTGCAACAAAAGCTGCTATTGCTATGGAAATATTCGGTAGATCAGGGGCAAGTTTAATAAATCTTTTAAATGGTGGTGCAGCATCACTAACAGAATTTAATTATGCAGTATCAGATGAATTTGCACAAAATGCTGAATTTTTTAATGACCAGATAGCAGTATTAGCGATTAGATTTGATGGATTTAGAAAACAGCTTACAGATGCATTACTACCTGCATTAAATACTATTGTTGGTGTATTTAGTGAATTATTTAGTGCAGAAAATGATTTTAGTGGATTTTTTAAGGCTATAGAAATAGGGATAAGAGGTATAGCTATTGGTATATTTGCAACTGTAAAATTAGTAGATGAAGTTATAAGGGTTATAGGTGTAGCAGCAAAACGTGTACAGGGCTTTTTTGACAATATAAAAATTCCACCTTTTATTCAAAAATTATTAGGCGGTGCAGGTAATATTGCAAAAGATTTAGGTAATAGATTTGTAACACAGCAGAAAAGTAATTTAACATCATTACTAGGAGAAGATTTTACAAAAGGTTTTTCAGAAAGATTTACTGAAAGTTTTAATAAAATACAAGAATTATTTAGTGGAACAACAAACGCACCTGCTAGTTATTTTAATGACATAAAAGATAGTGCTGATGGTGCAGGTAATGCTATAGAAAAATCTTTTGGGCAAACAATGAGGGATAAATTAAGAAGTTTTGGTGATAGCATAAAAACCCTTAATGAATCAATGGCAGATGTTGTTGTAAAAGGTATTAAAGGTATGGAGGATGCGTTAGTAAATTTTGTTACTACAGGAAAGTTAAATTTTAGAAATCTAGCAAATTCTATGATTGCAGATATGGCACGTATTGCGATACAGCAAACCATAACTAAACCATTTACTAATTTTATAACTGGTCTATTTGGTAATGCGAATGGTAATGCTTTTGTTGATGGAAAGGTACAAAAATATGCTTATGGTGGCACAGTTGTCCGTAAGCCAACCCTATTTCCTATGGCGAATGGTGGCGTAGGTCTTATGGGTGAGGCAGGTGCAGAGGCTATATTACCTTTACGTAGAGGTAGTAATGGAAAATTAGGTGTCCAATCAACAGGAGGTGGTATTGGTAATATTGTTGTTAATGTAGATGCTTCTGGTAGTTCTGTAGAAGGTAATGAACAAGGTGGTAGAGAATTTGGTAGGGCTATTGCTGCTGCAATACAATCAGAACTAATTAAACAAAAAAGACCAGGAGGATTATTAGCATAATGGCAACATTTCCATCTATAGAAGCTAGTTATGGCGTTACAAAAAATTCAGCACCTAATACTAGAGTTATAAGATTTGCTGATGGTTATGAACATAGAATACAGTTAGGGCTAAGTGAACATCAAAATGGTAAGGAATATAGTCTTGCATGGAATAATATTACAGAAACAGATAGCGATACTATAGAGACATTTTTAGATGCTAGAGCAACAGATAGGGCTAGTTTTGATTACACACCACCAGGTGAAAGCACATCTTATAAATTTGTATGTGATTCATGGTCTAAGAAAATTGATTTACCTAACAGGGCTACTATTACAGCTACTTTTAGAGAGGTGTTTGAACCATGAGTACAGCACCTATTATTACAGACTTACAAAGTCTTAATCCATCTGCTGTAATTGAATTATTTGAACTGACAACTGACGCTACATTACATGGTTCTACACAAACTTATAGATTCCATGCAGGTAGTAATTTAAATTTGAATGGTGAAGTAGTTTTTGCTGGTAATTCATATTTACGTTTTCCTGTGGAGGCAAGTGGTTTTGCATATCAACGTGGTCAGATACCTAGACCTACAATTAGTATCAGTAACGCATTAGGCACAATTACAGCAATATTATTAAATGTAAATACAGTTACTACAGGAAATGATTTAACAGGTGCAACTGTAAAACGTATAAGAACAACTGCTAAATATATTGATGCTGTTAATTTCCCAGTAACTACTACATCTACTACAACTACTACAACAATAGCTGATCCATCAGATGCAGAAAGCGTTACTTATACAGTTACAGTTGCAAATGTAGGCGGTAGTAATATATTTCTTTTGAATGGTGTTAACAACCCTGTTATTACAATGAAACGTGGTAGTACATATACTTTTAACCAATCACATAGCAGCAATGTAGGACATCCATTAAGAATAAAATCAGATGCAGGTGGACAACAAACAACAACAAATACAGGAACACTAGGAACAGATGCTACTGTTGTATACCAACCTGCATACCCTTCTGCACCTAGTGACCTTAGATATTACTGCACAGTACATGGTAATGCTATGGGTAATACAATTACAATGAACAACCCTAATACAACAACACAAACAACTACAACAACATCTACACAGCAGCTAAATCCATTAGGTACACCAGATCCTACTGCAAAAGAGGAAATAACATATACGATTGCAAGAAAATCAGCAGAAAACAGAAACGTGGTTACATTTGAACTAGCTGCATCTTTTGATTTAGCAGGTGTAAGAATTGGTAGGCAATGTACTAGAGCATTATTTCCTAGTATTGGTACATTTATTTAATGACTTGGAAACAAGAGGCACTAGCCCATGCAAAAATAGAAGATCCTAAAGAAAGCTGTGGCCTTATAGTAAATATAAAAGGAAAAGAAAAATATTTTCCATGTAGAAATTTATCATTAACAGGCCATCAATGTTTTATTTTAGATCCAGAAGATTATGTAGCCTGTGATAATTTAGGTGTTATAACAGCAGTTGTACATAGTCATCCTGTAACACCACCTTCACCTAGTAATGCTGACAGGGTGGCCTGTGAACAAAGTAAATTAAAATGGCATATAGTGAATCCAAAAACAGAAACATGGGGTTACTGTGAACCGACAGGGTATAAAGCACCTTTGATTGGTAGACAATGGGTATGGGGCGTTACTGATTGTTGGGCGTTAGTTAGAGATTGGTATAAGGAAAATAAGGGTATAGAACTTAGAGATTGGCAAAGACCTACAACACCAGAACAATTTATAGAAGATCCAATGTTTGAAAGATGTGCAGCAGATACAGGTTTTGCAGAACTAAAACCAGAAGATAAATTACAAAATGGTGATTTATTATTTATGTCAATTATGGCTAATGGTTTAAATCATGTAGCTCTTTTTATAGATGGTGATGTATTGCACCATTTAGCAGATAGACTAAGTACAAGAGAACCTTATAGTCAATG